GTGCTTAATCTGCGCCCCCGCAACGCTATCGGCGATGCCCCGCAGACCGTGACGACCACGGGCGGCGGTTACATCGTCAAGCCCGCGACGATGGCGGGCGCTATTGAGCAGGCGATGCTGGCTTTCAACCCGATGGAATCCATCGCGGAAGTCATCACGACCAGTTCGGGCGAAGACATCAACTTCCCGACGAATAACGACACCAGCAACGCCGGCGAAATGGTGGCGATTAACACCCTCGTCACCGAGGCCGCGCTGACCTTCGGAACCATGGCGCTGAAGGCGTACAAGGGAAGCTCCAAGGACGTTATCGTGCCTTTCGAACTGTTCCAAGACGGCAACTTCAACGTGGAAGCCTACGTTGGCGAACGTCTCGGCGAACGCCTGGGCCGTCTGATGGCCGCGCAATGCACCACTGGCGCTGGCACAACCGCCCCAACTGGCGTTGCAACCATCGCGACTGCGGGCCTTACCGCCGCGTCGGCGACCGCCATCACCGCTGACGAGATCATTGACTTGATCCATAGCGTTGATCCGGCCTATCGCCAAGCCGCGATGCGTCCGGCCCTGATGCTGAACGACACCACCCTCAAGCTGATCCGCAAGCTGAAGGACGGCAACGGTCAGTATCTGTGGCAGCCCGGCATGAGTGCTGGCGTCCCGCAGACCATTTTCGGCCAGCCCGTCATCGTCAACCCGGCGATGCCTGCCCCGACTGCCGGACTCGTCCCGGTCGTCTACGGCGCGTTCTCCAAGTTCCTGATCCGCAAGGTGGGCGAGGTTCGCGTGATCCGCGATCCGTACACCTACAGCACCAAGGATCAAACGCTGTTCGTGGCGTTCGTGCGGTTCGACTCGAACCTGCTCGACGCTGGAACGCATCCGATCAAGAAGCTGACGATGCACGCCTAATCCCCATCAACCACCCCTGCCGCGCCGCAGAAATGTGGCGCGGCGGCTTCGGTCGCGTCCGAGTGGCCGCAACCGTGTCTTTAGTGACTACGCCCCGAGCGGGCGGCAACCAACGGAGTAGCCATGAGCTATCAGCCCAAGGTGTATCGTAAGCAAGGCGGCGACGAACTGGTCGTCGCTGACGGCGGGAAGATTACGCTGGAATCCGGCGCAATCGTCAACGGTTTTTCGTTCAAGGGAACGATGCGGTTTGCCGATTCGTCGGTGAGCGCATCGGGTGACGGCCTTTCGTGGGCTGGCGCGTACAAGACCATCGCGGAAGCTGTTGCCGCCGCATCTGCTGGCGACACCATCTGCATGCGCGGCTCTTTCACTGAGTCTGTTACCGTCAGCACAGCGAGCCTCAAGCTTGTCGGATTCGGCACGGGCCCGCGCGATGCCGTGTACTGGAATCCGGTGGCCGGTAATGACAAGGTGAATCTGACTGTTTCCGCCCCGTATTTCGAGGTGCGGAACGTCTACTTCCGCCCCGGCCCCAAGTCGTCCACCTACAGCGCCGCCATCGTGCTGGACACCGACGCCCAACACGCCCGCATCATCGGCAATCGCTTCCAAGGCACAACTGGCGCGTACTATGCCATCTATTCGCCTGCCGTCGGCGCTGACAATGTTCACATCATCGGCAACGAGTTTTTCTACTTCAACACCGCCACCTATGGCGCTGCCATCCTCGGCATCAACGCTGGTGGGTTCAGCTACAGCGGCTGGCGCATTCAGGACAATATTTTCAACTCCTGCGTGACCGCCATCAAGTTGTCGTGCCGCGCCGCGACCATCACCGGCAACACGATTGCCGAGTATGGGATCGCCGCAGCCGGTACGGTCGGGCAGGTGCTGGCTCTCGGCATCGACCTTTCCGGCAGCGATGCCACCAGCAGCGGCGCGAATTGCGTTTGGGCTAACCAGCTCGGCGGCACCTACAACGCAACGTTGTACAAGGTCGGCGCGAGTGGCGACCAATGGGGCGGAAACTTCAACGTTCTGACTGGCGGCGTCACCGCTGCCAACCCGTCCTAACGGACTCTCTCCTCCCCGCGCACGTTGGCGCGCCTTAAACAGCGCGCCGACGTTTTAGGACTCACTTCGATGCACAACTCTTTGCAAGTAGTCACAGGTCCGACGACTGAGCCGGTATCGCTTACAGAGGCGAAGGCTTGGCTGCGCGTCGATACCAGCGATCAAGACACGATGATTTCCGACATCATCGCTGGCGCTCGCGACTACTGCGAAAAGTACACCGGGCGGGCGCTTGTTACGCAAACGCTCGCGGCTCGTTGGGATGCGTTCCCCGAGGTCATCAAGTTGCCGCGATTCCCGGTCGCATCCGTGACCTCGATTCAGTACGTCGATAGCGACGGCACAACGCAAACGCTGGCATCGACCGAATACACGACCGACATCTATAGCCAACCAGCGCGAATCACGCCCGCTTACGGCAAATCCTGGCCGACAACGCGCGATCAGGTGAACGCCGTAACCGTCACGTTTGTAGGCGGCGGCGCGGCGGCGGCGGTTGCCCCGGCTATCCGCATCGCTATGCGAATGCTGATTGCCCATTGGTTTGATAATCCGTCTGCCGTCATCACCGGGAGCATCTCGGCAGAACTTGAGCTAACGGTTAAGTCGCTACTGGCTACCGAAATCCTGTACCTCTAAACAAGGGTTGCTGTCATGGCACAAAAGAATCTCGTCTCTTTCGCTGATGCTGCTGGAAGCGTGATTGCCGACGATGCGGCATCGTCCGCGTCCGTAGTCATGCGCGATGGCTCGGGCGACATTTACGGCGCTGCGATTCGCGGCTCTGCTGGTGTCGTGAGCAGTGGCCGTTGGCATACCGGCATCGTCACGAAAACTGGCACATACACCGCCACCGCCGCCGACTGCACTATCCTTTGCGATGCAACTAGCGCGGCGTTCACTGTCACCCTGCCCCCGGCTAACACCGTATCCGGTCGCATTTATCACGTTCTCAAGATTGACTCCAGCGCTAACGCCGTAACGGTTGACGGCGACGGATCGGAAACGATCAACGGCGCAACAACCAAGGCGCTCGCGAGCCAGTGGGACAAGACCGTGATTCAGAGCAACGGCACGGCTTGGTACATCATCAGCTAACTAACCATGTCAGCCGGAAAATACCAGCACCTTATCGCGATCCAGTCCGTAACCACGGCACAGGATCAGTACGCGCAGCCCACGCGCACCTACGCAACGGTGTGGCAACCGTGGGCGCGGGTGCAGGCGATAAGCGGGAGTGAGAGCGTAGACGAAAAGCGAGGGCAGCGCGTGGCCGGTACGTCGCACGTCTTCACCATTCGCTATCGGGCTGGCGTCACTCCGAAGCACCGCATCCTGTGGGGCGCTCGCAAATTCGAGATCGTAGCCGTTCTGGACTTGGACGGCGACCGCACTGAGTTGGAAATTCACGCGCGCGAGGAAGCATGAAAGCGACCGGCTCGTATTTCAAGATGCCTGTGGCCGGTATCGGAGATACGGCGCAGGTGCGGCTTAACCCGCAGGCGGTTGAGCAGATTGAGCAACAGTTCGCAGACCGTATGCAGAACGCGGCGGATTACGCTCTTGCCGAACTGCAAAAGCGTATCCCGGTTCGTACTGGCGCTCTCCGCAGATCGTCGGGCGTACAAGCAGAAAAGGGCCGGATACTGCTGTATGTGCAGAAGTATTACGGCTATTTCCTCGAGCGCGGTTGGCATACCGGATCAAGGCGCGTCGCGCGGGCAAGGGCGATGCGGAGCGAGGCGAAGCGGCTGCGGCAATATCGAAAGCTGACCGGCAAGGATGACCTAAAGGCGATTGAGGCTGAACTGCGGCGCGAGGCTACAAAGATCAACAAGGCGAACGCGGCGAATCGCAAGGCCCAACCGGCGCGGCCATTCCTTCGCCCATCCGCAGAAGCATCCATTCCCGGCATTATGGAACGATTGGCAGGGCGCGAATGATTGACACAGAACTGCTCATCCAAGCCATCGTCGCCAAGCATAACGCCACGTCGGCAATCGCAACCGCGTTCCCTGGCGGAATCCATATCGAGCAAGCGCCAGACAACAGCGACACGACGCCTTATCTCGTTATCGAGTTTGCCTCATCCGGCATTGACCACGCTTACGGAAGCAGCACGACGTTGAATCCGTCGCTGATCCTCAAGGCGGTCGGACTCCAGCGCAAGGCGACGGCTGAGGCGTTGAAGGTCTGGACTGACGTATTGGACGCAGCGCCGACGCTTACGGGCGTCTACTCGCTGAAGCGAAACGGCGGGGCAATTCCTACGTTCATCGGCGCGGATGAAGCCACGGCATCAACTGACCTGTGGCAATGGGCGGTTAGTTACGAGTTCAGCACGAATTAGGGTTGGGCGCGTAAGCCCCACTAAACACTTTTACTCCACAAAGGAGAAACAATGACGCATACGCTTACACGAGGGTTTGCGCGAACTGGTGAGAGTATCACCAATACCGTATCGCAGACCGCAGCGTCCGAGGTGAACGTTGACGAGTCTATCGCTAACGGCGCTACCAACGTCGCTGTTACTTGGGCCGTTGACCAGTCGGAACTGAAGCTCCTGTACATCGTTTCGGATAAGGCGCTGACGCTCAAGACTAACAGCAGCAGCGCCCCCGACGACACTATCACGCTTGCTGCAAATCAGCCGGTTGAGTGGTGCGCCAGTGATTCCGCGACGTGCCCACTGAGCGCCGACGTGACGCTGCTTTACGTTACCAATTCAAGCGGCGCGTCGGCGGCGTTGACGATTCGCGCCCTGCAAGACCCAACCCCGTGAGGATAGAAATGAGTAAGCACAAGGTTGTTTGCTTCGGTGGAGACAACGTGCAGCACTCAATCGAGGTTAAGGCCCGTCACTTCGGGCTGGCCGTTGACGCGGTTAGTTCTGCGTGCCCGGCCTTGACCATCAGCCCCGAGAGTCTGAAAGAAGCTGAAGATGCACGCCGCGCCGAGATGGAGCGACTGCAAAGGGTTGACCAATGACGATTTTTTGGCGGGCAAGGTGTGGAGTAACCGGACGCGAATTGAAGTTTCGCACTTCGCGTCTGTACGTCACCACAACGGAAGAGATGGCGGCATGGGTTGCCAAGACCTATCGCGGCTTGACTCTGCTGGAATGGGCGGAATGGAGCGACGCTGAACATGGCGGCGTGTTCTATCCCGTTCCCGTTCAGAATGTAAAGTTTGATGCGCCTAAGCCGGTGCTGGAAATGCCCGACAGGCGGCGCGTGTCTCTGCTGATCTCCCGCATTCCCCGAAAGAAACTTTTAACCGCCTGAGGTTCAGGCAGGAGCTTGATATGGCTAAGTCCCGAGTAGGCGGCGTGAATGGCGCTATGTCGTTCATTTCCGGCCATGCCGCCGATTTTGCGTCGTTCTCCATCCGGTTTGCACAGCCGAATGATGATGACACCAGCTACGCCGACACCGGCACTGGATCGTCTCATGCAGGCGCTGGCACTGTCGATTACACGCTGAACGCTGCTGGCTTTCTGGCGAAGGGCGCGGCTAGCACCGCTCCCGGTATCGACAACATCACCGGCACTGGCGGCACTGTGACCGCCACGCTGGACACCGGCTGCACTGAGGCCGGTACGTTCATCATCACGGGCGGGAATATCGACCACGCCAAGCGGCGCGGCGCTATTCCGATCTCGTTTGAAGCCATCAATGATGGCGACGTGACTGAAACTTGGGCTATCGCCTAAGTGGCGGCTCACCCAGGCGGATAACCGGGGAAGCGCCAGTGTTGGCGCTTCCCCGTTGCTTACATTCGAGGAGAGACAATGAGCGACACTATCGGCGAAATCACGGTCAAGCGAACCATTGGCGGCGAGTCCGTATCGTTTCTGAAGCTGACCCCTTATGATCGCGCGGCCATCCTGCGCGACCTGAAGAAACGCGACCGCGACAACATGCTGGCCGACTTAAAGGCGGTTGGCGCTGACAAGGGCGAAATGCTGGCCGAACTGCGGGACATGGACGCCCGCGTTTATGGCGAACCTGAGTTTATCGGGCTGGTGAATACGGCTGATGGGCAGGTGGCCGTACTTGATATTGCCATGCGCGACATTGACCCGGCGAAGCGCGAAACCCTCAGGCGCAACATGGTTATGTCGGGATCTGAAACACTGCGGCTTGTGGCTGAACTGTGCAACCTTGAAGTAGGCGGGCGAGCGGAGGGCGACGACCCAAACCCCCTGAGTCCGGCGAAGGATACGACGCCGGACACCTACCAGACGCCGACGAACCCGACGACGACCGATACGGAATCGAGCAGCGATTCAAGATAGAGCATCATTTCCCGCAGATTCGCGATGCGTGGGCAATCCCCCTTGACGAGTTTTGCGCCCGTTTCCGTTGGATAGATGACTGGAATTTCGAGCGCGACGGCGGCGACATGCGAATGGTTCGCGAAATGAGAAAGGCGATGCGAAGCAATGGCTGAACCGAACACCATCACTGCCGGTTCGATGGTCATTGAGGTAAAGACCGACACCTCGCAACTGCGCCCGCAGTTGGAAGAGGTGCGCAAGATCACTTCTGGCTCGCCAAACGTCGTCAAAGTAACGGCGAAGATGAGCTATGACGAACGGCTCGCGACTCAGGAACTCAACAAGGCAATTCGCTCGGCTGAACGTGACGCGGCAAAGGCGCGCGTACAGGTGGCGCTTGACGCGAAATCGGTAAACATCTCGCCCGAGGTTGCGGCGGCCGCGCGTCGAAAGCTGCAACAAGAGGCGCTGTTCAATGAGATGCGCAGCCAGCGCGTTGAAGATCGGGTTAGCCGTTTCGAGGCTGGCCGACTCTTTAGCATTGACGCGGGCAAGGTAACGATTGCTGCGGCTGGCGCGGCGCTGCTCGGCTCGCAGCTTGAACGTTCGGCGTTGACACTGCAAAAGCTGGCGGGCGATTGGAACGCTCTGGACGTATCCGGCCGCATTGTGCAGATCGGCGCGGCCGTTCCGTTCATCGGCGAGTTCGTACGCGCCGGGCAAGCAATCCGTGAGTTACTGGTAGGCGAGCAGGCCAGCCTTGACCAGATGACGCGCAGCCTTGCCACGCAAAACAATCTATGGTCGGAACAGATGACGGCGATTCAGGGGGCGAAACGTGCCGCCGAAGATCATCTGTTGGTTATCCAGAAGATTCGCGATTCGTCGCAAGTGATCGGCATGGGCGGCGAGGGCAAGACCCGAACCGAAGCCATCAACACGATGCGCGAACAAGAGGACGAGTTGCGCACCAAGCGCGTGCAAGCGGATGCGGTAGCCGTCAGCGCCGGGGCTACCTTCGACACTGCCAATACCAAGAACCGCGAGCAGATCGACCGCATGGATGAGGTATTGCGTTCGCGGTTCGACCCCGACCTTATCGCGTATGTGCAAGACAACCGGAAAGGCAAGGGCGACAGGCGGCAGGCGATTCAGGCTTACGGCGAACGTCACGGCCAGGATTACGGCTTTGACGCCGATGTTAAAGAGGCTCGCCGCGCTATCGACGAGCTAGAGGGCTTGCGTGAGAGCTACGCCAACTCTCGCAACGCTGCGACCTCGAAGGCTCGCGACGATGCTAAGCGCGCGGCGGAAGTCGAAGCCGAAACGCTGCAAAAGAACGCCAAGGCCCGCGCCGATCTTGACCGACAGACGCGCGAACGTATCGAGGCGAACAAGTCAACGCTCGCCGTTAATGCTCCGCTGGTGGCGACTGAAAGCGGCGAGCAACCGCGCCTGCGCGAACCCGCCCCGGCGCAAGTCTCTCTCCAGCGCCAACCCGAGCAACCCCGCCTGCGCGAACCAGAACGCGATAGCGCCCAAGTAGTGGCATTGAAGCGCGAGCGCGATACGCTGGTAAGGCAGATCGAACGCAACAAGGCGTCCGGCGCTGATGCTCTGGCGATGGAGGCGGATACCTCGTCTCTCGCGGTCATTAACCAGAAGATTGAGATTGCCAAGCGCAAGGACGCTGCCGATACTGCCAGCGCTCAGGCGGCACAGGCAGAGGCGACGTTGCGTATTCAGCGCCGAACCTATGACGCGGACCTCGCCGCGTTCGATGAAGCCACCCGCGCCAAGCTGGAATCTATCGGCGACTTGGACGCGAAATCGAACGAAGCCGCGCGACGTGCCGCACAGCGCGCCGTGATGGTTGCCGAGCGGGAGCGAAATGCCAATGCCAACGTACAGGCGAGTTTTGCGCAAGCCTACATTGCGCGGCTGCAATACGCCGGGCATTACGATGACGCCGAGCGCGAACGCTTCGAGGAATCGGCACGGCAACGCCTAGAGCGGGCTGAGTCGCTAACGCCGAAAGAACAAGCAGCCGAACGCAACGCCATTGACGCGGATCGCGGATTGATGGAGCAGCGTATCCGCCGTCGTCGCGATGATTCCACGTCATCGCTGAACGCCCGCATTGATTCGGCTCAGGCTCGCATTGGTGGGCAAGATCAACTTGCCGGAATCGTCAGCCAGTTGTCGGGCATGGCGTCCGAATTGCGAGACGCGCCAGCCGAACTCAAAGGACTCGTTGGCCGCGCCCAGCTCACCGAACTCAAAGCGATGGAATCCGAAATCCTGCGCCCGCGCCGATACGCGCAGGAATGGGACGCCTCGCGCGAAGTGGCAGGCGGGCCGACTGGCGACAAGGGGGCCGAGATCGTGTCAGTGCTGCGGATGATTCAGATCGCCTCGGAAACAACCGCGCGAAATGCTGGCGTTCCAATCCTTCAGTAAAGGCAAACTATGGCTGTAACTTGGGACATTGTGCGCGAAGCCGACGTGAGGATTTCGCGCGATGGCGTGCTAATCACCCGATGCGCCCGCGTTGACGGCATCACCAGCCAAACGGCGGCGGGCCGTCTCATCTCTGCTGTCAATCAGCTAAACGTTGTCATTGGCTCTCCGTTCCCCGATCCGGCAGTCATGGCCGTTTACCCGGTCTACCTCGAAGAAATCCACCCGCAGCCGTGGGCGCAGAACTCGCGAACGCAGGCGAAGGTGACGCTGGTTTACCGTAGCCCGAACAATAGCGGATCGGGCAACGGCACGAGCGTTGAATTTGACGGCTCACTACAGACGGTCACGACCAACTACGATGCCGACGGCAACCCGGTCGTTGTCCGCTACACGCCAACGGCAGGCGGCGCAACTGCGGCCAAACCTGTTATAGGTCAACTGACAGGTACTAAGTCAACCGGAATTCTCACCGTTACGCGGCAAGTCTCAACCAATCCCAAGTCTCTGTTGGTCTACCTCAACAAGCTCAACTCCGAACCGTATCTAGGGCAGGCGGCGTATACGTGGATGGTCGGTCGCATCGCCTACAAGAAAACGCGCGGGCTGTTGGGCTGGACGGTCAACTTCGTCCTCAACTATGACGAAGAGACGCATATCAAAACTGCCGTCTGGCGCGACGTGAACGGTTTCATTCCCGAGGATGTAGACGCAAACGCGGCGGCGAACAAGGCACTTGGCGAGGCAAACGGCTACACCAACGCCCTTGTAAACCGCTCGGCAGACCTGCGCGACATGCTGCCTGAATCCGTGGTGGACTTCTAATGAACTACCCAAGCGCACCGCGATTCCGTAAAGGGCAGGCACTCACCGCGTCCGATCTCAACGAGATTTCGGAGCGCGTTGATGCGCTGATGGCGCAGATAAACCAGCTACAGAATCTCGTACAGGATCGGCAAGGCACGCTTACTGTGCCGGTCAAGCGCGGAACGGCAATCAGCGGGCAGGCAGGAAGGTATAACGGGCGCATCATTCCGCCGTTCATCGTACCGAAGTCAGCGCCGGGCGATCTCGCGGAAGCTGACATTGGCGCTGATCCTGGCTATGACGATTGCGAGATATGGGATCTGACGCAATGCGGGCTGGAAGTGGCTCGCGTTATTGGCGTAACGGGAACTCGCAAGGTGGCGATGGTGGGCGGGATATTTCTGCCCGTTACCTGCGCCTCAGACGGTGGCTCTGCTGGCGATAGCGACGACCGCTGTTCCTTCACCTACACAATCGAAGACCTCGACGGCAACGAGCTGGCGACTGACGTTGAATACGTCGGGCGCAACGCCAACGAGTTGGGGGCAAAGTTCGCAGCCGACAAGGGCATTGCTCTCAGGAGCGGCGGGACATGGGTTCTCTGGTGGGCCAACGAGACTGACGACACGGGGGCTTGCACCTAATGAGCGCTGGCAAAAAGCTACTCGATTCCAACGGCCACGCGCAGCTAGACGAGAACGGGCGCAAGCGCGTCGGCAATGCTGGCGATCCGTGCTGCTGCAACACCTGCGCGCTGCCGTGTGACATGGCGGGCAAGTGCTTTAGCGTGGCATTGTCGGGAATCGCATTGACGCTGGAAGATGCTGAGATTATCCCGCCCGAAGTCGCCAACACGTCCATAGACCTATCGCTGAACACCGGCAACACACTATCCGGTACGATTACCACCAGCACCGGCCTGCCTTCCGTCACCTATTACGATTTCCGCCAATGCTCCGCGCCAATCGTCGTGGGCGCGTGGCGTTTGCACGACATCAATACCGAGGAGACGATTGCCGAGGGTGATATTGTCGCCTCGATGACAGTCGGCTTTGAGTGCGACCCGTACCGCTGGGTTGTGACTGTCTCGCTTGGGTTGTCGGGCCTAGAACGTGGATACGACCCCGACTCCACGCTAAATTGGCGCGTGTTTGAATGGGCCACGACAGCGACGGATTGCGAATGGATCGGCGCGGCGCAGGATAACCAGATCGACCCCGGCACGATTTCGAGCAATCCGATAACCGGCGAAGATGGCACAGCCACGCTGTCAACGTCCACATCCTGCACCTGTACCGCATGCTACCTGATAACGACCGCGACATGCGTTGACGGCGGATTCGATAAGACGGCCGAACTGGTATCGAGTACCGCGCCGATTTTGCAACGCACCGGGAAATGGATCTTCACCGGGGGCGTGTGGAAGTTTCAGGAATACATGGGGCCAACGCGAGACGGCTCATGCTCGCACTATGACGACACGCCAGAAGCAACTGACCCGCCGCTGAGATGCACCGTCTGCGCCGTGCGATCTCAAGCCGTTTGCGTAGACGGAAACTGGGTCAAGTCGGCCCGACAGGTCTGCGTACCTTACGAAACGACTCTATTTGACACTTGGGTACAGGTAAACGCGACTACATGGGTTAGCGTCACCGCGAGCGGCCCGCCCGTGATTCCATGCTCAGGCACTTGCACGGGACCCGCGTCACCTGATGCCAGCGATCCGCCCGCAGCTTGTGGCGGCACTCTCGGCT